ATACCGTCAATACTTTTTGTAATGCTTTTACGAAATTTTGATACATCAAAAGGTTTGGTTGCCATAATATTTTTTCCTTAAATGAAGACAGACTCTTTGTTAAATTCTTTTAACTGCGCTAATGTATTTTTACATAATTTCCATCCAAGATCAAATATATTGGATTCATAGCAAAACACATTACTCACCCATACCAAACTATTTTTAGGAAATATAGGCAAGTCAAATAAATTTATGTGTTTGAATTGCACAGGATACTTATTCCAATTCAACCACATACTTTTATCAATTTTTGTAATATCATATTGGCCACAAATATTTTTGTATTTTGGACATTCTTGCTCTAATGGATTTTTATGAATCCATTCAGCGTGTTGGAGTTGAGTTTGATTATTATCATAAACAGTGATTGATTTTAAATTTTCAAATCCAATAGTGTTGGCAATCGTCATAGTTTTCCATCCACTGGCCAACCCATATAAATGTTCTACAGTCAGAGCAGAATTGTCTATTTCAACTGGTTCAGTATTGTCCAAATATACCAAATTTTTACTGCGCAAATACATTTTTAAAAAATTTTCAATGATGTAAAGCTGCTTACTACCTTGTGGATAGTGCGATCTCTTTTTCAATCCGATATACGTGTCTGGACTGAATTTTATTATGTCTGAATCTGCAAAAATAACGCCTTGACTGTGTGCATGCCTGTTTCTAAAATTTGTTGTTAAAAAATCACCCACGTATAATATTACTGATGACTGCAATGAAGCGGCTTCCAGCATTGCTTGATCTAATGTGCCAACAATTATACAGTCATTTACAAATTCTATCGCATGATTATTAGCATCAAAAAAAAGTTTTGCTTCAGTAAATCTCAATAAAGGCAAGTTATCTATGTTGTTAATTATAATAGCGGTCCGCATAACTTTGAGATATTAAATTCTTGTCTTTCAATCTAGAATGAACTATTATGTGCAAGCGTGGTTCGTTTGATAAATTGACCACAAAATGTTCATAACTGGTGTCCATCATACAACACACACCAGGTGCAAAACTGACATTTCCAAAATCTTTAAATCGGAACACACATTGCTCAGGATTGGTAATTGCAATATTGAATTCAAACAAACCATTATCATTTCTATCTTTGTGTAAAACAATGTGGCCACCTGGTTCCAGCAGCATGAATCTAATTCTACCGGTATCATGGTTTATATCAAAATTTGATTCTAGCCAGTGCGTGGTGTGCGGACATTCGTGAGCTACGTCTGTCCAGTGCATGTTCGGACCTATAGAACTAGTATTGTGTTTATCTAACCCATAGATAGTCAATGACTTCCATCCTTGATTTTTTAGGCCACCATAATTGTCAGTTTCTCTATGTTGTATGGCCAAATGTTTGACTTGATCCCATTCATTAGATATAAGATTTATAGGAACATCCAAATTGATATGTAAAAAAGGCAATTTTGAATGTTCTACCACCCATTCCGCAGTTGGCCTAAATTTCAAAAGATATTTTATTATTTTTGATTCCGACATTTTTTTTAAATGTATCTGTTAGTTCAAAAAAATCTATTTTGAAATTGCCAATTGGCAAAACATTACCGTGCGGTTGAATCATATTTTTTTCACAGTATTCAACGTATTCTCTTGGTGGCTGCACTGTATATGGTCTTGTTAAATTAAAATATACCAAAGCACCAAAATGAGAAAAATTATTGGTGTCTGTGTCATGACAATTGGAATCATGATGAATCCATTTATCAAAAGAACTTCTTCCAAGATTTTGATAATGTAATTCTATTTGCCAAATTCCAAATTTTAAAATCTTAGGACCAAAAATATTTTCTATCTGCCAAACAGCATTGTTGTTATTGGTATATTCTATTCTTGATTGATTTTCAATTTCATGTATAAGACTATTAATTTTATGAAATTTTGCTACAATTTTTTTATCAGATATTTTGTTTAAAAGTTCAACAATCTTGTATTTTTGTTGTATCTTTACCCAACGCTCGTGTAGTGTATTCAGATTATTTTGATTTGTAAAATCAACAGAGGTATCCATTAGCGGATCCAGACCCAGCTTGGCAAAGATTTTGTTGCAATGATCAAGACAATCTAATAAAACTGATATGTTGCTATCAGATCTAAAGGAGTCGCTGCACAAGTGAAATTTGTTTTGGCTTGTGTTGTTTAAAGATTCTATCCAATAACTTGCGACTTCTACGTTATCAACATTAATATCAAGATAATCTTTGGTTTTATCCCATACTAAACGCATAAAAAATCAAGGTGGATATTTCTATCCACCTTGTCTATTATTATTTGCTGCGATTACGAATCATGGCCAAGATATCTTCGGCTCGCTGACTGGATGGTTTGGCAGCAGCGGCTTGCACTGGAGCAGTAGCAACTGGTGCATCATCTTCTTCGTCGGCTTCAAATGGTGCTGAAGATTGTACAGCGGCAGGTGCAGCTTTAGCAGCTGGAGCTGGCGCCGATGCGGAAGATTCTGTATCATCACCACCGCGGCCTTGAAAGCCGCTAGGCTTGAAGTACTGACTCCATCGATCTGGATCGTATGCTTGACCATCAACCGACGCTTCAAACATTTCTTTGAGAACCTTGAGTTCTACTTCGCCGGGACGCTTGGGCAAAAAGTCTGCGAGATTGTATAAACCAAAACTGTCAATGGCACCTTGCTCTTGTGCAGTTAGTGCAGTCTCTTTACGACTCCACTTGCTAGTTGAGTAATCTGCATAACCACCTTTTGAGGTTTTGGTAACAGTGAAATCTAATCCAGCGGTGTAATCTGTAGGCATGCTTTCTAGTTCTGGGTCCATTAGTGCAGCCTTGATTAAATTAAAGATCTGGGGACTAATAACGAATCTACGAATAGGATTCTCTGGTGTTTTGTCGTCCGCTAGTGGATTCTCTCTTACAAAACCTTGGAACAAGTATGACTTCTTCTTCCAATACTTGCGACCCATTTCTTCTAAGCCTGGATCTTTGAACCATGTTCTAACTTCGGCTAGAATAGGACAAGCGTCGCCATACATTTCTACACAGGGTACTTGTACAACCACTGGCTTGCTATCTGCTTGTCCTTTGATGCCTGCAAATGGCAAGCGAATCATCAGTCGCTCAACCCAGAAGAATGAGTTTTGTGTATTAGCGTCTGGTAGGAATCTAATTTTTGCACTCGAGCCTTCTGGAATATTCCAGTGTGCATAGATGGCGTTGTCGCCTTGTGATTGTCCGCCTTGACTGCGGTTTTCTTGAGCTTGTAGTTTTGCTCTAATTTCTGCTAAAGATGTGGCCATAATGTTTCTCCTTATAAAATGCCATAATGTTTGTGCCTGGATATACAACTGCACTATACAATTGTATAACATGTTTATTTAGCTAGTCAAATAAAATGTTGTGATTTATTTCCATTTATAAAGTTTTCGAAATTTAATCTATTATGCTCAAAAATGGGTCTAAGATTGGAATGAAGTTGTTGTATTTCGACATCGGACATCAAAGCTAACCTGTCTATTTCTTTTTTAATAGTGGTTAGCCTATCATATGAACCCAAGCAACGATCATATGATTCATCTATGTAGGGTTCAAAAGTTCTAAATCCATAACTCCTAAGTACATCTAAACTATTTGGTCCACTGAACAGCAGAAAAGGTTTACCTAAATAAAAATTTTTAAGAGTCTTTTCTGTAAAGAAACTATTGTTATGAGTGTCTGTTTCGGATACTATTTCTATAAAATAATTATTATAGTGTTTATGTATGTGCTTCAAACTTTCTTGAAACATTACCGAACCACTATTTGGATTATAATCTAAACTTGTAAATTCTGCGCCATTTGCCCATTTGATTTCGTCTTCTAATATATTATGAAATCTGTGATTAATTTCAATTTGATTTGTATTCCAACTTAACAAACTATTCTTATTTAAAAGGTGTTGATATAATTTAAATCTGTAGAAATCGTATCTACCAAATAATCCAGCGAAACGAAAAAGCATATCAGGTTGACTTAAAGGTAAGTGACGAATGCAATTATATATAAGTGATGCCCACTTTGACACTACATGAAATTTAATATACGTGCAATTTTTAATTTCGTAGTTATTATAACCATAAAAGAAACAAGTTTTGTCAGTTAACTTTAATTCTTTAATAGTTTGTTCGATTACTTCCAACATTCCAGTAAACCGTAAATTCACTCCGTCGCGTTGTAGAAAAACTAAAGATAGACCTTTTTGTTGTCCTATATAATAAAAGTATTCGTTAAGTCCTTGAAACTGATAATTTCTATCTGTTAGAAAGTCTAAATTTATCAACAAATAATCTTTTACTCTTGTAAAAGTGTTGTGAAGATCGTGTTCTGAAAATAATTTGGGTATTTCAAAATTGTTTTGCATATTCATAAAAAAGACTATGATTATAAAGAAGTCTAGGGTATAAAGCTTGATAAAGTTTGAATAAATCTTGTCAAAAAAACTTTATTATTTTTTAACCAGACCCGAAAGGCGCTTAATCGTTTCAATATCTTCAGAAACCACAGGTTGGTCAGTGGTTGTAGCACCAGTTGTCTGTGGCTTAATTTCTGGTTGTTGTGTTTGCTGCTGTGTGTTAGCGTTTTGCTGTTGCATTTTATTAATGATATTTTGTGCCAGTGTTTTTTCACCATTGGCAACTAACCACCCCACAATAGTTCTTCTTGCATCGGTATCAGGTCCATGCACTTTAGCTACTTTTACTAAACTTGAAATAAGGTCTTCGCTTTGTAAAAATTTAATGTCACGTATAGCAGCTATAGCATCTGCACCATCAAATCCTACCGTAATTGGTTTGTCTACTATTCTTAATAATTGCTCTTCGTTATAATCATCATTATCAGACTCCCAAGTGGTTTCTGATACACTATCTGCCCACGATTCAAATTCTTTAGCTGTCGAAGTGGTGTTCTCATTGAAATTTTTATAGGCTCTATACACATATGGCAATGCTTCGTTAAATCTGTCATCATAAATTTTTTTCACAAATCTTTCTCTTAGATCATTTTCATCAAATTCAGATCCGTCTTTGGTATAATTATATTGTACCATTTGCAATAATAATTCGTGCCCGTTTTTGACCTGGAATCTTTTGAGATGATCTTTAATTTCATTATAACGATGCACAGCAGCTTCTACCATTTTATTGGTTTCTGCGTCTTCAAATGTACGGCGACGAACATTTCTTACAAAGTGCTTCATGGAAGACATTTCTTTTACCATCTCGTTGATAAGTGCAGATCCTTCATCAATTATACTTCCTCCGTGTCTCATATGATTGGCTATTGCTCGAGCGCCGTGGAGGTTAGTATGATCTAATAGGAATCTTTCTCCCAATGGTGTTTCAATAAAAACATGTTCAATTTGCCTAGATCTTGCGCCATGTCGCTCGGCATCGACCTTATCTTTGTGTCTTATAATAAGTTTATGTGGACCTACATCTGCATAACTGCTTTTTGACGTACCATACAATTTCCCCTCGGCTACTATTTCTTCCTTTTCAAAAGTAGAACCAGAATCAGTTTGTTGTCTAATATCTCTTAGATCTAAATTGCTTCTATTAATATCACGAACGTCAAAAGTGAGCATATTTCTACGTGCCCAATGTCTTAAATTTTCTAAAAAATTACTCCACTCGTCTTGTTGTTCAGAATCCAGGGCAGTGCTTATATTTGTACTGTAATAGATTTTTAAACTTCTTTCATCTACTAGACTTATAGTAATATTGCCAAAATTTTCGCCATCTTCGCTAATATAGTCAAAGTTGAAAAATCTAGCTTTTTCAGGATTTAATGTATTTTTACTATTTTCATCACCTAAATTAACATGGTCAAATCTGGCTCGTATTTTGTCAAATAGAGCAAGGGCAATTTTATCAATATCTCTCATAATATATTATTTATCGTTAAATTACAATAAAAGGCATAGGTGCGATATAATCATCTATACTATCTCTCATTTTTTCGTCCAAATCACTGTCGTAGCTTTGTAACGCTTGTATCATTCTTAATACTAATAATGAAGCTGATACTAAGTCATCAGTTTCGCCAATTTTTGCTGCAAATCCTACTCCGTCGGCTACAAAGGTTTTCAACTCACTTATTAAATTTTTACTGTTTATTGTCATTTTACGATTTTCAATGAGATTTTTTAGTTTCGCACAAACAGCAATTTTAGTTTTATTTGTAGTAGTAAATCCTTTACGATGCAATCTAGCTTGTCCTGCCTTTACTGGTTGACTTAAAAATGTACCTCGTATATTTTCTTCACCAATTTCTGAAATTACAACTAATGCTGCCTCACCCAAGGTGTTATTTTCAACACTGTAGTAGATATCATTCTGCGTTCCAATACTATCATATATGTATTGACAAATTTCTTTGAGAATTACTACTTGTCTTTGAATAGGAGTCGTATTATGCTGCCATTCTGCTATCTGAATCATTGTAGGCAATTCAAATACTTGTATAGCTGCAGGGTCTCCCCCGGTTCCTAAACTTGGATCTAACCCTACTACATAAGTTTTTGTACGCTCTGGTTTTTTATACCAACGTACCTGCCCTTGTCTCTCTATTGGATCTTTAAATTCCAACTCTGACAATGTTACAGAATTTATTAGGGTTTCGTCATAAATTAAAAACTCGCAACCGTGTTCACGTCGAAAACGTTCCTCACCAATACGACCAATTTCTTCTGACTTCCATTTTTCGTCACGATCTGGATGTTCCCACCAATTTGCTTGGTAAGCTTTGAATCCATTGATTCCCAATGGTGCAGGATTACCAAATTCATCAATACATTTGTTTGCTTGTTTCCAAATAAATGCAAATTGATCTTCGTCACTGTTGGGTGTGCTAGTTATGATTGCTTTACCACCGGTGCTGAGTGTTGGAGAAATTGAGGTCCAAAACTCTTTGGCTATAGTTGGTCTAACAAACGCAAACTCGTCACAATATAAAAGTGTAATACTCATACCGCGCCCAGTTGTTTCTGTAGTTGTTTGGCTCACTATACGACTTCCGTTTTCAAAGTCAATTGATCCTTTGTTGTAACTGGTAACACCAGCTCTTATCCAGTCTGGGCACAATTCATAGGCATAACGTACACGTTGCATAATTTCCTGTGCGCCGGTATATTTGTGTGCAGCAATTAATATTGTACTGTCTGGTCTAAACATGGCAAACCAAAGTAAATAACCTGCTGCTGAAGTGGTTTTACCGGTTTGTCTAGGCATTAAACTGATACTGAATCTATTCGCGTGATAAGTATCAATAAGACGCTGTTGATACTCAAAAGGTTGATATAACATTTTGCCTCTTACCGGATGCTGAATGTAGAAATAGTTACTCATAAAATACTCCGGTCCTGTATCTGGATCGGCGCATCGCATAAATTCTACAATTTGTTCTTCGGAAAAATTGACCTTTTGGTACGGCGACTTTATAATACTTGTATCATTGGCTTTCATATTAATTACTTATGTCACATACTTTACTTTTGAACAAAGATTATACACCAATTAGTGTGCTTCCATTAAGTGTCATTGATTGGCGGCATGCTATCAAATTAATGTATCTGGGTCGTATTCAAGTTATTGAAACTTACCCAGACTGGATAGTTCACAGCGAAAAACTAGCACTTAATGTGCCTAGTGTTGCTATAACACTAGAATATTTTAATTTTAAACGCCGAGTAAATTTTACCAGATATAATATGTATTTGCGTGATTTATACCAATGCCAGTATTGTGAAGACACTTTTGATTTTCATGATTTAACAATAGATCATGTTGTTCCAATTAGTAGAGGTGGAAAAACCGAATGGACCAATTGTGTAACCAGTTGCAAAGCTTGTAATTGGGCCAAAGCAGACAAACACAATGTTCATCCAATTCGCAAACCATATCGTCCAGATTATTGGGCGTTGGCTGCGGCTTGGAAGCATAGTCCGTTTAGAGTAAAAGATCCTAAATGGAATCAGTATTTGGGTAGAGATTCTCAGGTTGCCTAATCACAAATTATTGTATGTCTGAACAATGGCAAGTTTACTAGGATCTGAAGTTTTATCACTGGGTACAGGTAAATTTTGCCATTCGTCCTCCTTTACATCACAAACTAAAATTAATTCGTATTCGTGACCATCCGAACTATAAAATTTTATAGTTTCAAATCCTAAAACTCCTTTAGCGGCATCATTTGCTGCCCTAGCCAGAGCTCTCAATGATGATGGTTCGCCGACAATATAGCCTCTGCCACCGGGCTCGGTGTGTGAGTATAAATGTAATCTAGTTTTCATAATACTTAACCAGGTATGATCTTGGGATAATCAACTCAAAATGATCTTGGTCGGGCAGGAAAAATTCTTTGTTGTGTTTTTCTTGAAGCATACCGCATATGATTCCATGATCAAGTGTGTCAAAATTGTGTTTACATTGTTCCCAAGATATGGTCTCTGCAACCAACTCCTTGTATAAATTATTTTTTTGTATTATTGATTGTTGTGTGGATTGAAAAACTTTATAAATTTTTGTTATATCATTATCTTTTTTAATTTTTGATAACTCCGCATGCATGAGATTGGAATCTTGATATAAATTATCAAAATTTATCTCTATATCAGCCAACGGGTGCAGAGTGTTGTGATATCCAGAATTTTGTTTGAAATGCAAATAAGAAAGAGCATAATTTTCTCTCCGTGTAGCAACAGTATCTTTTTTGTAATATTTTATTAATCTGTTTGACAATGCTGTTTCTAAATTTGGATTCTCAACTGCTGCTTTTCTCCACATGTTATTGAGTAATATTGCAATTTCTTGCCTGGCCACAACCTGTATTATTGTTGCAGATGGCCAGCGAGTTCGTAGTTCGTTAATGTGACCATACGAATGTACCACTGTTACTTCGTGGCTAGGTACAAATGATTTTATCTGTCGACAAAATTGTTCTGGCGAGTTTGGAATTAATGCAGAGTATTGTTTTTTTACGCTATGATGAAACGAGAGGTGTTTATCAAACACCTCACCATTGCTTGTGATAACTTGAGCTAAAAAATTACCAAGACCGCCCGGTGGATAATCTATAAAAATCATTTGTAAGTCCTATTGGGTCCTTGATCAAGAACTCTCTCTGAGTATGTCTGTAGTAAGGCAATGCAATCCGCCATCCCAAAATCCACAACCTCCAGGTTCGCGATGTGGATATAAATGTAATCTAGTTTTCATGATATGTGTGCTATGTCTGTTAATCGCATTTTCTTGCTACGATACACTGTAACATATTCTGAATTATTTTTGTAGCCTAATTTGCCCGTTCCCCACAAAATAGGCTGTTCGTGAAACGATGTAGCATGTGGTAGTATAACATCAAGATATCTACCATTGCCGGTGCCTAATGTAGCAAAGGTAATGTACTCTTTAGGTCCGCTTTTGAACACACGATAGTTAGCAACCAAGCCACAGAATTCAACCTGTCCCGGCTTGCGTATTTCTTGACACACAGGTATAAATCTTTTTGACCGCCAACGACCATCCTGCATCAGGTCAGCCACTTCACCGCCTTCGCCCGCAGCAGGTACTGCGCCTGCCAATTTGGCTTCTTGCCAATATACCCAACGAGCATAACTGCCTTGACAGTGTTTTAGTGCTGCCTGCCAAAATCGAGTAGGATTATGTGCCTTTTGATAGGCCAATGCCCAGATCAATCTACCAAGATTAATGGCATGAGCACGACATAGCCCGAAGTGACTTAATTCACGTAAGGCCAACAAGACATCATCTCTACGAGGATGATCCCCAATCTTTTGCATGAATTCAAACATTTTTTCTTCGTTCTTTTTAGCGAACGCACGCCGCCACATGTCTGCTTCATATTGATCACACCCTAGTATTTCTGATATAAGTTCAATTGCATCATCTTCAAACACAATAGTTTCGGACAAGTTGTCCTTGGTCCAATCTTGAAAGGCACTTGCTCTACGTCGACCTTGTGTGGCCACAGGGCGAATCAGTGCTGTGCCTAATACACAGTCAGCACGACTCTGCGGACGTATAGCTCTAAACAGTCGCTTCATGGCTGGTGATTCTGCCTGTGTTACTCCGAGCACATCTCCTCTGCTTAACAATTCAGCAGTGGCCACATCTGTTTCGGGATAATCTAATAGATCTCTTTGATCTATTTCCCACAACTGACTGAGGCCGCGGTTAGCAAGAATATCAATCTTAAAATGCTCCAGATCTTCAATTTCATACTTGTCTAATAGGATTTGATTTTCACCGTTAATCAAACTTTTAGGCACACTACGATCAAAGATTAGTATACCGCCACAATGTTTACTAATACAACGTTTCTTGCCTAGTAATTTATCTGCTAGACGTTCTGCTTCGCCCACATACTCTGCGGGTACCACATCCTCTAATTTGAAGTTGCGTTTAAGACGACCTTTGGCACCATAGCGTTTAGCAGCTTCACGCACAGCCGACTTTTCTTTGTACATCACATAATTAGAAACTCTAGCACTTTGCCCGGGCCAGCGTCGAAAAATTCTATTCATTACTGTTTCTTGCTGCCAATGTGGGAAGTCTAGGTCAATGTCGGGCAAGTCATCACGACGTGGATTCATAAAACGACTTAATGGTATGCGTTCTTGGATTGGATCAACATCGCTGATACCCATAAGGTAGCATATCAAGCTTGAGCCTGCTGATCCTCTAGTAATGTGTGGAATGTCTTGAGTTAGGTCTAAGATTTCTCTAACACGAAGAAAGTGTTTTGCGAAGCCTAGTCGGGCAATAATTTCTAATTCTTCTTCGAGCCTTGAGTTGTATTCTTCTGTGTCTGGTATTGATCTAGTAAATTTTTTAATTAATATTTCAAGTTCGTCATATCGATTCATTCGTCACCCATAATTGAAAAGCCTTAAGCAAAAATATTTAGTGGATGAACGTGTGATGGTAAAATTAGATTGGCTTTTCGCCTGTGAGATAGGGCAGGGAGAACCAAAGCTTAAACCACTCTTCAGTTCCAGGGCGAATATCATGTTGTTTCATGAGTTCGCCTTTTTCATTTCCGGTTACAGAAATATTACTGCCAGCAAAGCCCTTGTATTCCTGCATGACTGCACGATTGCCAATGCCGGCTAGTAATTTAAGTTGTTGTAAGTCATCCATTAATGATCACCGTAAGGAATCACAGGGCGATCATCATCTGTATGATCTGGGCCTGTTAGTTGCACCATGACTGTTTAGCTTCGCCATAGTATTCTCTGGCAAATCCATTGGCAATGAGTTGAGCACGCAAGCTTTGACCATCTAGAATCATGTCACCAAGCACACGACCACCAAACTTGTCCCAACCATATAGAATCACTTGACGCTTGACACTCTTGGCCACAGCATTTTTAGTAAATGCAGTTGCTGCCTCGCCTCGTTGTGCTTCACTTGGACATAGAGCTCTATGTCCTTTTTCTGGAGTATCGACTCCGAACACTCTGACTGCTAATTCTGGCTTGAGTGGGGCTGGTAAAAATGGAGCTGCAATAACAACTGTGTCTCCGTCATTGACTCTGACAACTTGTGCGTCGTAGGTAACGCCTTGTGGTTGTTTTTGTGCAAATGCTAAAGCAGGTACTAGTAATAGAACAGCAAATAATTTTTTCATTGATTCTTCCTTTATGATTTTGTGTAAGTTGTTGCTACATTTTTTCCCACATTAGCACCCGAAGCACCACCTAACATGGCACCCTGAGTATAAGCAACA